TGGCCGTCATTTGTCAGGGTCCAATACATCTCTTTTGTCTCGCCAGCTCCAATCACGCTCGACCAGTCTTCAGCGAAGTTGGCCGTGGCGTCATTGTTGTAACTGTACATGACGTTATCAGGACGTGGTTTCCCTGTGCCTTGGTTGCCCCCTGTTGGGTCACGCGGTATGCTTCCTTTGTCGTCCACTGCTGTTGTAATGTCTATAGCGTTGCGGCCAAGCTTTCTCAAGGTCACGTCCATCTCGCACAATGAGCTACGCAAAGTCCACGTCAGCGCAATGTAATAGTTGCCTGTGTCGTTGTCGTAAAAACGCGCGAAAGGTTTGCTCGGCAATGCGCTAGCTCCTCGCAGTACGATGCTGCCACGTTCCAACAGTCGTGACTTGTAGTGAGCTGCCAGCGTCTCCTCGACTGACATGACATTGATGCTGCGCTCGGTGCTGTCGGCTTGGTTAACCCAGTTGTCACTAGCTACCCATACGCCTGGGCTTGTTTGCACCTCTATACCACCCATGCCAGCTGGCAAATCTCCAATGTATGTTGTGCCTTGGTTTATCGCGCCACGTCCATAGGTGCTGGTAGATACGTAATCAAAGTTCGGTAAAGCAGCAAGACCATCTGTGTTGTAGAAGGCTACTAGACAGGTCAGAAACTTCCTAGTCGTGTTGGCTAACAATGCTGTGCTCGATGCACCATAGGAATCATATACCAGTATCGCAGCACTAAATTGAAGCTCATCCTGTTCCGTCGCTGGTGGTGGTATGTTGATGCTGAACGGCAGATACCTTGATCCTGGCACATTGAGATCGTAATACCACGCGTCGTTGTCTGAGGGATGGTAGTAGTAGTAACCCGCCGTGCTTTGATATCCTACGTTTTCCTCATTTAATGGTGCGTAGTCAAAAGTACCTGCATCAAAGTATTGACTGTCTATTCTGCCAGCAGGGTTTGGGACTAGCTCGTTGGTGTAGTAGGTAGCAGTGGCTCCAGATAGAAACTTCATCTGCAAACGCAGCACAAAGCGTCCACAGCGATCGCTAGTAGATACACTGCTTGAAGTATTTGAGATGTAGACATTGCCCGTAATGGTATATCCTGACCCATCAGGCAAAGTGTCAGCGCCAAGGATGACAATATCCGAAACTGATTCCTGAACAATATTGTTGACGTTGTAAGCGGCAAGGAAGATTGACCCGTCGTTGGTGTCGCGCGTCATTCTGACCTCATTGATTTGAGGTGTAAAGGTCTGCGTCCACTCCCGACCCTTCTGCCTGATGTTGCCAGCGCTGTTTACTTGGAAATCGTAGCTGGCATTCAAGTTATCCGTGTTGTAAAGGTAAGCGCCCTTCTGCCTTTTGTAACCAACGATAGCCTGATCTGATGAATGCACAGGAATAAAACGCCACTCCAACCCGTAACTGTACAAGCGCCATTGATAGGTCAAGCAAATAGATTGCAGTAAATCGTAAGTGCTGATGTACTCGGTCTCGTCTTGGTTATTGGTTGTTGACCAGGCGACGGCATTTAGTCTATTGCGTGACGTGCCATTGTACTGTGTGCCAGCTGGGTGTGCAAGCAGGCCGTAAAGTTGGTCGTCCGTGTTGTACACATCATCAGCTGCATAAAGAATGTAGTCGGTGCTAATTGTTTGCGAATCGAAATAGTTCCACAGCACCCATTTCTGCATGATCTCATCCATCAGCTCATTGAACACAGTATAGTATCCTGTATAAGCTGTGCCTGCATCGTTGAATGGTACGTTTTTGAGTAGCGACAAACCATCGGTCGCCGTGATGGTCATGGTACGTGCTTCACTGCCTTCACTCGTAGTGACCTCATCAATAAGGATAGTACCAATCCATATGACATTGCTATCCCTTGTCAGCTCGAATATCCAATCGCCATCTTGCGCGTCTTGCAGGTTCGTGATCAGTGTGTCCAACTCACTGTTCAATGAGGTTGGCCAAATGGTTTCAACCTTACAACGCGAGTGCACGATACCTGGCATCGCTATAGTATCATCCTCCGACTCGTAAGTTAGGACAGCACCGTCAGGTCCAACATGAAACTCGTCCGTGGTATCTGTCCCTGTGACGTTGTGGATGATGCGCACCTCATAGCTCTCGGCATTTAGGCTTTCATAATATCCTCTGACGTAGATGTAGCTCATGCGTAACGATTGCGGCTGGTGCCTGTGCGTGAGTTGGACAAGTAAATATCATTGCCGCTGATACGGCCAAACACCTCGACTTGGTTGCCACCCATCATGTCTCTTAATTTACTCAATGGCGCTACAACTTCAGGGTCAATGCGTGCGTTTCTGTTGTCGCCGATCAGTGCAGTGGTAGGTCCGTATGCGAGGCCTCCCTCTGCCAGTGCGGGAATCTGCACGCGGTTCATGATGCCGATACCAGCAGCTAACAGGCCAGCCATTACGATTGGATATGCTGGGCCTGTACCTGCAGCTCCCTCAGCACTGTTCTGCAAAATCTTGGCCTTGGTCTGTGCGAGGTAAGCAATAATAACCTCACGCGCCAACATCGCGACAGCTTGACCAAATGACATAGCTTCCTGCGCTGCACGTCCAAACGCATCAGCAATGGCGTTGCCCATGTTGTTGGCAGCATTTGCTACCTTGACTGTTTGCACCTCGACGCTCTCCAACATGCTGAAGAACTCGCCCATAGTCATTGTGGCTTTAACTGTTGATTCCACAGCGACATTCTCCAACCAGCTAAAAAACTGGCCCATGGATTTGTGGGTTTTAATTTGCTGGGCTTCCAGCTTTGCCAACAGTCCTGTGACCTCGTGTGTCGTCTCTCCTACGCGGGTTAGGCTTTGCTCTTGGTTGTCGAGGAATTGCAAAAGCAGCTCACCAGCATCGGCGCTGCGTTGGAACGTCGCAGCATATTCTTTGATGTCGTTGATGCGATTAGCGTACACTGCCCGCAGACCTTCACCGCCTGCCTGAATGCGAGCTTCAATGGCTTCAAGCTCTCTGTTAGCCTCAGCAACGCGATCTAAACTCTCTGCGATTCTTTCGTTGATGGCCTCACGTCCTGCTAGCTTGGTCACACCAAGTTCACGACGTAGCTCCGTCTCTGTCAATTCATCAAGCGCTCGCTGCACCTCACGCACCTCCTCAGCACTTGCCGATGCTTCGTTCTTGATGCGCAAGAACAGGCCGATCACTGTGCCAACCACTGCGGCAACGCCCAAAATCGCTGGTGTAGTCAACAAGAATGCGCCTTTTAACGCAGTAATTCCTGCTATAATCTTAGGTACGAGGGTAAGCAGTGGCCCAATAGATGCAGCCACGGCAGCCATAGCTCCCGCCATTTTCAACGTCGTAGGTGAAAGCTTGGCCAGTCCTTGAAACAGGCCCGTAATTTTCTCAAGACCCTCATTGACTAGTGGCAGCACCTGCTTACCCATATTGGCCAGGGCAAGCTTCGCATTGTCAAGTGCTGTACTGAAACGACCCTCGGCTGTCTTGCTCAGTCGCTCCATAGCACCAGCTGCAAAACCTCCCTCTTCAGCAAAGCCTTTAAGTACCTGGTTAAATTGCTCAACGCTGACAGCTCCTGCTCCCAATGCATCAGCAGGCAGGCCAGTAGCGTCAGCCAATGCCTTGAAGATGGGGATGCCGCGTTCTGCAAGTTGGTTGAGGTTTTCCAACTCCACTTTGCCCTTGGCATTGACCTTGGCAAAGATGGCGGCTATCTCCTCAATGCTTGATCCACTCGTTGAGGCAATGTCGCCAAGGAATTGCAGCTGCTCATTCACCTGGCTTATCTCCGTACCCGATGCAATCAGCTGGCGCGCAGCATTGGCTACGTTTTCAATCTGAAAGGGAGTGGCCGCTGTGAATTCATTCAGCTGCTTCATCATAGCCGCTGCCTGCTCTGCTCCTCCCGTCAAGCTCACGAACGATGTCTCCAACGTCTCAAGGTCAGCCGCGCTCTTAATAGCAGCTGCACCAAATGCGGCCAACGGTAACGTCAGCGAGCGCGTCATAGTCTGACCCAGCCGCTCAAAGTTGCCAGTCATTGAGCGCATGTTGCGCTGCACGCGGCCCAACGATTTGTTCAGGTCGCGCGTGTCGGCGCCAATGCGTACTACGAGATCACCTAGTTTAGCCATCCTTCTTCTTTGCCAATGCCATCAGCTCTGCAAAGCCTTTGGCGGGGTTACTTTTCTTTGGTCCTTGCTCCCATGGAAAGACAGCCAAGTCTTTTGGTTTGAGGTTGGCGCCTTTCTTCGTGTGTACATTAAGCAGCAACGCGGTCTGCCATCGCACGCGTTCCCAGTTGCTTCTATCTAGTAGCTCCTCGGATTTGTAGCGACCGCGCACCGCGTTGCCAAATTCCCTGAACGTGAAGTCGTAGAGGGTCGATGGGGTCAGGCCTAACAAGCCCAACCCCAACTCCTCTATTTCATCCCATTCAAGTGGCTTTTCGTCTCGTCCGTCGTCTCCGTTTTTTTTTGCGGTGACATGGATTCCTCGATAACCTTCATCACGGCAGGCAGATCACCCACATCAATCAACCCCAGAAAATCGTCCACCTCCATCTCGAACTTCATGCCTTGCTTACGGCAACCTTCCTCGACGAAGTAGTAGAGCAGCTCAGGCATGAGCGTTACGTCCTCGCTGTCGATACCCGCAACCTTGTGGCCTGTGGCACGTTCAAAGTTGCGCCAGGCGCGCATGTTGGCTTTGACGGGAAACGTCTGATTATCTAGAGTGATGTTCATGTATTAAGCGTGTGCTGCGTAGGTGATGGAGCTGACGCACTCCAAGGTGCAAGTGTAGGAAGTGTTGTCTTCCGTTCCTGCGCTCAACTCCAAAGAGGTGATGTATGCGTCGAACGTGATCTCCATGTCGCCAATAATCTCCGTGCTTCCGTCCCAATCGTAAGACGTTACTTTCACGTTCTGCTTCGTTCCTGTAAGGAAGTCCGCCATCAGTTCGTCGAAGCCGTTGGTGGCGTCGTTAGCGTAGTACGCCGTGAAGTTTACTGTGAGAGACTTCAAGCCAGGAAGCAAAGCGCGGTATCCGCCGTTGTTCTTGGTCGTGGTGTCGCGTGTTTCAGTAGAGATAGAGACGCTCAAGTCAGTCACGTTGTCTGCAACAGCAAGCGTGCCGCCAGCGCTGTCGAACATGACCGTGTACTGTGAGCCATTAATAATGCCTGTCGTAGCCATCGTTATTCGTTGTTAGGGGTTTTTTTGCGGTCTGAGATGATGAGGTTGATGAGTACGTCAAGATACCCAAATACCTTGTTGTCTTGTTCGGTTGGGGTGAGGTTTACCACCACTTTAACCAGGGCCAGCAACGCGAGCGTCAGCTCTGCCCAATTCTCTAGGATGAAGTCCATTATCGTTTGATTCTAATTGTGTAGTCTTGAATTGATACGTACGTCTTACGATCTGCACTCACCTCCGTCACTTCGTTTGTGTAGTGGCAGGACTGTACTACGACGTCACCCTCGGCGACGCTAACAGTAGCAGACTTCCTGTCCATACCAGCACGTACCTTGTCGGCCAAGTCGTTTGCTGCTGAATACGTTGATGCCACACTGAACAGCTCAACCTGAGCCTCGTCAATAGGCGTGCCGTCCTTCGCGTCGCTGGGTGAGTTGCTTACGACGCTGTAGACGAGATAAGGCATAGCGGCACCCTCGGGTGCGAGTTCAGGATATACGCGGCCAGATACAAGCGCCTGCACAGGAGCATCGCCTGCGAGGATATTTTTTATTGCTAGTCCTACCTTCATAATCTCAGGAGTGTGTTCATGTAACGTGCAAACTCTTTGCGCAGCAGGCGATCACGTAGACGCATAGCGCGATCCTGCGTTGCCACCTTGCCCCTCATGAATACGCCAGTGTTAGCCGTGCGCTTCTTGATGCCAAAGGAATCACCGCCCTCCACAATGTGAGCAAACCAACCGTCTGAAACTTGACTATAGGTCTTGCGTCCGTTAATCATTTGAACGCCTTTTTTGCGTCGAGCGCCTACGTTGTCTGTTATAGGTCCTGCCAAGATTTTTGTTGGGTTCCAACGTTGTGGTTGAAAGCTACCCAAAGAACGTCGCAGCTGACCTTTCCTCACTCTGATGTCATCTCGGTCTTTGAACTGCACCAAAATATCACGCGGAAAGTCTTTAATGTTTGCGTTGAGATAGTTCAAATAAACCTTAGCCACGCGCCTGTTAACTGCTACAATCTGATTCTCTGCTTGCTTTGAGAACTGCGCAAGCATAGAAAGACGGTCCTGTATCTTATCCAAACCAGTGACCGACACGACAGCGCCAAAACCGCTTTGACCTTTGCCTATTTTTTGTGCAGCTCGAAAGCGGTCCGCGATAATTCTATTTCCTGCAGCGTATGCCATTACTCAGAGATTACGCGTTCTGTAATGAAGTGAATCTCGTTTTTACGACCTACCTCCTGAATAGCAAGGATGTTGTAGAGGTCGCTGCCGTAGCGGATAATCCACTTAGGAGTCACAGCACGTGTCACGCTTGAACTACGGACGCGCCACGTCACGCGATTGATCGTACTCTCTTGTTCCTGGACAACGCTATTGGCTGCAGACTTGTTGTCCATAGCAGCCCACACGGTAGCAATGTCCGTCCCTGAACCCGTAATCTCGCCATAGGAGTTAGGCGTGAAGGCAGGAGTCATCAACGTTATGCGACGATCAAGGAAGCCGATGTTCATTGCCGCGTGTCGATGATGCGCTCAGGGTTGAGCAGTGAGTGAACGCCCAGGGGGATAGTCGTGGCAGTCGTACCAGTCACCACGCCACGACGGTTCTCATACCAATGAGCTACGAGCATGCGCACCGCGTGCTTGATGCTGTTTGAAGGTTGCCCCGTAACCTCTGCG